AAATCACAAGCAGCATTCTTAACCAACCCTGTGGTTGCAAGAGTACGCATTGTTTCTTTGAATTTTACATTTGGTTTGATAGTGATACCTCCACCATCTAAAGTGTCAGCACTCAATAATGCAGCGGCAATGTATTTCCCTGCAAATTCTCCTGCATAACTACTAGTAATAGAATCAGCCATTTTTTTTATTTATTTATGATAGTTTACTATAAATTCTCGCCAATGTAGTTCCTCTACCTGACTTTGAAAAGTTCTGTACCTGAGGCTTCTTCTCAACAGGTGCAGCAGCTACTTTCTTAGCAGCAGGTGCTTCACTCATCTCAACTTTCTCCTCAACCACTTCCTCAATTACTTCCTCAGCAGATTGCTCTTCCTTAGGCATCATTGCAGCAATCATCTCTTTGATTTCATCAATAGCAGCAGTAAACTCTTCTTTGCTTACATACGCCATCTCTTCCTCAGCCATCTCAGTAGATTCTTCTTCAGCAACAGGCTCTTCAGTAACTTCCTCAGCAACCTCTTCAGCAGCATCCTTGATTTCTTTAATGACTCCTTCCTCTTCAATTACTAGGATCTTACCATCTTCCAATTCATGCTCTCCCACAGGAGCAGCTACCTTCTCATCATCCTCACCAATCAAGAAAACATTCTGACCTGCTTCAAATGATTCTGCTTCTACAACAATACCATTAGCTAGTTTCATTGTAGCCATCTCAACTTTAACCTCTTCATGTACTTCTGGAGCAACATCTTCTGAAGGTGTTAATGCCATTTCAATCTTTTTAAACACTTCTGTTAAATTCATTTTTCTGAACTTTTCTAATTAAACAACTTAAAACTATCTTTTTGGGTTACTTTCATAACTCTCCCAATTCTTTCAATTTACTCTCAGCCCATCTCTTGCCTGATAAACCTCCCCACAATAAGTAAGATATGTATCCACATGATTCTTTATCTCCCTCATCATAATACTCCTGCGCTCTGCTTAGGTATGAATACATCCTCTTAATGGTTTGTAGGCTTAAAGGGCTTTTTTGGCTGAGTTGCTGCGCACGAATTTTCCCAACTTGAGTAGCACATTTATTTCCTCCCTTCTCATTGAGTTCAATCCCTCTCTTTGCATTGTTAGATACTGAATTAGGGTAGTCTCTATAACTCTCCATCTCCAACTTTCTCCCTGACTTGTATCTCTTATCATCTTTGATAGTAGCCTTTATTACTCCCAATAGATAAAGTGATAGGAGATGTTCTGCTTCTTCTGATTCAATTTCTGATAATTGAGAACTGAGTTCAATAGTGGATTCTCTTTGCATGAACCATCCTTCAATGCTAAAACCTTTGACCTTTCCACTTTTGACATATTCCTCCCAGATATCTTCATTATTAACTTTCATTGAAACCATCCAAGTACCCACAGGATACTCTAAGCCATAGGCTCTGCTCTTATCTTTCTCAGGATCTTCAATGATCCAACTCTCTACTAAAGATAAGCCTGTGATCTTCTCCTGATGTTCTAAGGTAGCATTCCCCTGCTTCCCATTCATGAGATATAATTCAGATGCTCTCCTGATAGTCTCCTTCGTAAAGAATACATAATACTCCTCATCCTGATCTCTCCTGTAAATAGGCTTCTCTGGAATCATAGCAGCACCCATCAGAACTCTCTTCTCAAGATCTACCTCCTTAAACTCAAATTTGTAATCTTTGCTCAAGGTGATAAAATCCTCCTCTATTGCAGGATGCTCAACGATACTGATTGCATCTATACCATGCAATAGTTTCTCCTCATCCAATACTAACTCAAAAAACTTCATATTATTCTAGTGTTGCCGTTTCCTTTATTTTTCTATCCATCTTATTTGCATTCTGGATATCCTGATTCACTACATACGCTCTCACAGGTTGCCCTTGTAATGATTGAGTAATTTGATTTCCTAAATCAGATGCTTGAGTATCTAATGCAAATCTAGGGGTTGAACTTGGTGCAGATATATTAGGTCTGGGTACACCGCCAAGACCTCCACCGCCTCCGCCACCTGTTGGAACTTTAGCCAAAATATTTCTAGCCTGACCAACTGCATTCAATACCGCTGCAACCTGAGTAGCATAGAAGATAGGGAAAGCAAATGGTGCGGCAGGTCCTGTTGCCTTAGCACCTTTCTGAGCGATATCTAACCCCTGAACAAATCCAAGTCCTGTATTGATTACAATATCTGCTAATGCTGCTGCTTTTGCTGCTGCCGTTCCTTCCTTTGCAAATCCTCCTAAGGCTCTTACTACTCCTCCAATAGATTGAGCAAATCCTAACTGAGCAGCTAACTTAGCATCAAGTATTGCCTGTTCATCTAATGCTTGTTGCCTTGAAGTTTCTGTATTCTTATCTGCAAACTTCTTATTAACTGCTGCTATCTCCTCATTCTTGAGCCTATTCAATTCAGCCTCATCAAATCCATATTCTGCTGCGTTTGCAATAAGTGTGTTGTACTTATCCTCTACTGCATTCAATTCATTTGTCTGAGCATCATTCTGAGCCTCTAATATCTTGTCATATTGTGATGATAAAGTCTCTTGTAATTTTGCTTCTTCTGCTGCTAGGGCTTCATCCCTCTTCCTGATTTCCTCATTAAGTTTAGCCTGTGCTTCTGCATTCTCATCAGTTACTTCAGTATTCTCCTCTGTTCCTTTTGTGAAGGCATTCAATCTTGTTTGTAAGGTTCTTAATCTTCTGGATCTCTCCCCTTCTAACCTGATCACTTCTGCCTCAGCATTTGCCTGTTCTTCTAAATCCTCCCTAGTAGATTCCCCTAATGCAACTCTCTCTCTAATGATTCTTGCTCTCTCTTTAGCTATAGCAATCTCATCATCTGCAATCTCATTCTGCAATCTAGCAGCCTCCCTCAACGCATCTGCTCTCTCCTCATTAGTCTTATTCTCATCCTCAGCAACTAACCTCAACTCTTCAATAGATGCTCTCCTCTCTGCATTAACCTTAATCAAGGCAATCTGTCTATCCTCTAATGCTTGTTGGGCTTTTTCTAATTCAACTGCTGCTGAACCTTCTTCCTTCATCTCATCTACGATTCCAGATAATGATGCTTTCAGGATATCTACACCCTCTGAGAAATCACCACTCAAGATCTTAAACAACCCCTCTCCAAATGAAGAAACACGATCAATAAGCACATCCACTACTGCACCAATTCCCTTCATTGCCTGAGATAGCTTATCAGCCCCTCTCTGAGTCTTGGTAAAGAATGAAACTAATGAAGCTAAAGCAATCACTAATAGACCTATCCCTGTGGCTGCAATAGCAACCTTCAAAGATTTCATTCCTGTTACTGCATTCTTAATTCCCTTCACTCCATTCCTAAATCCAGAAACTAAGCCCCCTGTTAATCTGTCTGCTTGAGCAGCAACACCTGAAAGCCCTGAAGAAAGATTATTCACGCCATCCTCAGCACTCTTGGTATTTACATTGATATCTATCTCTTTCTTAATTGCCATCTAATCTGTTCCTTTGCTTCTCTCCATTTAGTAAGAATCTTCCATTGTCCTTTTGCAATCATCAGATCCTGATTTGTTGCCTCTTGAATACGGAGTTGCTCAATTATAAAATCCAATTGCATCATATATCGTTTAGAAGTTCAATATCTGCTTCCTCTGTCCTGAGGTTAATCTTCATCTGATTAATGATATATCTCTTTCCATTGATATCTAACTTATCATTCATCTTCAATCTGGATGTGATGCTATAAGGAAGTATTGCTTTCATAGAATATACCCTCCTGCTAGTAGAATATAAATCCGTTACATAATCCTCCCAAAACTGATTGTATAAGGTCTGAGTATAACTCTGCTCATGTAATGGATCTACTTCCTGACCAAAGGTTAGCATCTGAGTTACATCTTCTGCCGTTGAATTATTCACATTAGCACATAAATATACTTGGTTGGATGCCGTTGTAGTTCTCTCAGTCTCATCTAGAAACCCTATTGGGTAGGATGTGATATCTAATGTCCCTGAAGAGTAAAATATCACAGGAGAACCGATATATGGATCTCCTTCTTTATCTATGCTTTTTCCTACTAGGAAATTAGTTACTCCATTACTAGGATCATCTAGCTTCTGATATCTCATTATCTCAAATGTTGATTCAGTAACTAACTCTCCTCCATCAAATGTGAAATCAGCATTTAGATCTCCATATCCTCTACCTCCATTAGTCTCTCTATATGCTCTCATAGGATAGCTATCAGCCTCCTGATACTTGAATGATATCCTCTTATACAATTCAGGCTTATTAATCTTCTGTGATGTTGTATCTACATATTCTGTAATCTCATATGTTGATCCTGAAGAATACCAATCATCTAGAGTCTCAATATTAAATGCAGTTCTAGAAGTAGGCTCAATAACTAGGTTAAACATCTTCACTAATCCAGATAGGAAATCATAAATCTTCATCTCAGGCATCTGATCACTCATCTCCACATTTGTTACGAATGATTGTGATGTTGATCTACTTGCAGTCCATAGGATAGTGCTAGGAGTATCAAAATCCCTCCCTGATGCACTAGCTGAGGTTATTGTGATTGTACTTCCATCCCAATTCACAGGAGGTGAGAATCTCATCTGTATCTCATCCCCTGTATTAAGACCTACAAAAAACATTGTTGCATCTGTTACATTTCCTGAATGAGATCTGCTAGAATAGTATGCACCATTGATGTAAAAATGCACCTGATAATCACTTGTTGAGGTTATGCTATATCTCCATTGCAAATCTGAATAGGTAGAAGGTATGGTTGCTACATCTTCTGTGATATCAAATCCTGTTCCTGTTGCTGATGTGAAATTTATCTTCTTAGCAGTAAATCCGTTCTCCTGATTCTTGAACATATATCCTTCTCTCCTATGTCCCCAAAGGAATAAATCTGTGAACTTACTTGTTCCAAAGAATGTGCTTGTAAAAGTGATTGAATATTTGCTCTCTATTGCATCTATCAACTTACTAATCTTGATAGCAGGTTTCAACTCAAAGTAATCTAATCCATGAGTGTTATTTGTTGAGTGCCATGCTATATCATTATCATTGTGATCTGAAGAACTAGAATCATAAAACCAATCTGCAACAGGAGATATCAATGGATAAATAACATTCCCAGAATGAAGAGGGGTAGTCCCTTCCATTGCTCCCCTAATTACAGATCCTGAATAGGAATGATCATATGCTGATAAATCCAAATCAATCAACTCATCCTCTCCAAATAAGTCCTTTAGATTTACCCCTGCTGAGAAGAATACAACCTCATATGCTGAAGGCTTTCCATTCTCCATATTAACACCATTCAACTCAATGCTCCCTTCTCTGAATACTTCCTTATTCAAATAGATAATAGCATCCTGCCTCTGTGATGCACTAAATCCTCCTGTAATATCACTATTGTAATAATGCTTGAAGATATCATTGTTATTCCTAGATGCAGGAACTGAGAAGTTCTGAGTGAAGTCTGTAAATAGCTTACTGATATCCCTCACATTCTGAATGCTCAATGTGATATTCACATCCTCATCCTTAAACAGATCTAACTTCTCTGAGCCAATATATATCTCTATCATAGAACTGCATTTTCAGGAGTTGCAAACTCCACTTGTAATGTGTAATTGATTGTCTTATCATTAATGTGTTTCTGTACTCTCAATGATCCTGTTGTGATGTTTACTGCTCTGAAATCTTGAGTAATGGTATATCCATCAACTACCTTTAAAGTTGTTCTATTAATAGTCATGATTACATACTCACTCATCATCATATCCTGAATCTCATCAATCAATCCCTCATTCACAAATCCTGTGTTTAAGGTAGTAGTCTTTCTAACCTCATGATTGTATGTCCTTAATCCTCTGGAGTTATCTGCCCAAGTATATCCTGATGAAGATGCTGATCCTACCTGTTGCCTGTATGTCTCTTTACTGATAGCTATATCCTCATCCTTTCTCTTAAAGAATGTTATGCTATCCCACATCCCATTTCTATTCACATACTGCAACTGCACAGGGCTATACTTTGCCTCACATTGATTGTATATCCTGATGCTATCCTGCACTTCATTTGAATTATCTAGAATCTCTATATCATACCAATCTAAAGTATCAGGTAGCGAAAAAGTACCTCCTTCTGTTACTATAAAATTTTGCAAATTTGGAACTCCTGCAGGAATCAATACAACTCTATCCTCAGCTAGGTTAGATGTTCTATCTACAAAATCTGAGATAATAAATGTATCTGTTGAAGCATCTGATCCTGTATATTTTATCTTCCTATGATCTGCTTGAAAATCACTTCCTGTATCTCCTAAGAAAACAGGTAGGTTGTAAGTGTCAAGTCCTGATAAATATTTCTCATCTCCCTGAACTAAGAATGTTGCTCCTAAATCCTTATTTACTCCATCTAAGAAATCAGAATACCCATCTGTTATCAATGCAGTTGTAGTTGTTCCTGTATCTTGAACTGATGCAGGAGTTGAATCAATATATCCTATGGTATAATCTATATTCATCCATAGAACAGATTCTGTTCCTAGATTATCAGGCTCTTCTACTGATATCTTATCTAACTTCTGATTAAACAAGTCCTGCAATAACGGAGCAATATCAGCATTGGGATATACATCCACAAATCCAGATGTTCTATCAATCGTATAAACAGGATCTGAAGGTCTTGCATTCTTTGCCCCTGTCCAAGCATATATCTCTAGCTTGAATTGTTGCATAGTTACTGAACTTGCTCCATCCCATGAAATCATTATTGGAGATCTAACCCCTAGCAACCCTGTTGGACTAATTACTGCCATCCTTGTATTGTTCGTTTAATTTGTCAATCGTAAAATCAAGAAACTCCTCCACATCTAAAGCATATGCCTCAGCCACCTCATCAGGCAACTTCTGGAATCCTAGATTGAAAGGTCTAGTATAAAAGTTTGAAGGCTCAATGCCCTTCTTCCCAATGCTCTTAACAACTGCCCAAGCAGTCTGATCATATGTCTGGAATCTACCTGAGTTATCTCTGAATTGTATTCTCCTATCTTGTACCCATTTCCTCAGAGGTGAGAATGGAGGATTCTTTCCTGCTTTCCTTCCCTTATCTACCCACTCACCATATTCTTCCATCAGGAAGTCAAACTCAAATGAATTGGGCATTGCCTTTACCTCATAATCTAAGGAATCATAAAGGCTATTAGTTACATTCTTCTTCTTCCTAGTAAGGTTCTTTCTAGATTCCTTGACTAAGTATTTACCAAACTTCTCTAATGCCTTCTTCGTATTATCCATTAGCAGATGTTGTTAGGATTGATTGCTTCTATCTGGAGAGTTGCTTTCCATCCACAAACATTAGCCTCCATATCCTCATCAAAAGGTTCTGCAGCAGGATCGTTAGCTAACCTGAAATAAGCATCATATTCTGTTCCTCTCCTGAAGGTTGCTAATATCTCAGATATTGCTGCAAGTGTTCTATGGTATATATCCTGCTTCATCATATTCCCTTCAATAAGATCCTTAGAATCTTTAGAGTAATCTACTATATCCATAACTAGCAAATCAAACTCATAGGTAATAGTTCTTTCTTGCAATACTGCATTCCCTGTAATGATATGTGCTATTGGGAACATATCCTGCTTTCTAAAATCCAGATCAAAGATGTTTCCCCAAGTAACTTGGTTTACCATATCATTTGCTGATGCAGCACCTTCTAATGCTTCTGTAATTTGATAATATCCTTTCTTCATACAATTAAAAAACCCTATTTGCTAAAATAGGGATAAAAAAAAGAGAGAGCCACCATAGCCCTCTCTAACACCTAACAACAAATCTAGCACAACCTAGATACCTAAATGAGGATCTTCTTCCTCTTCTTCGCAATGACAATCAAAATACTCCTCTATCAAACATCCTCCACAATTCTCACAGGTAGCATCCTGATAATATTGATAACTTGCTAACTCTCTATCCAGATAATCCATTACTCAAAGAATTCTATAAGGTTCAACAAATTACACTTAAAATTAAATGTCAGGGCTATACTCTGACAGATCCCTAATGGAATATCTATAATGTAGTTGTGAGATTTCAATGCTCTCTCTACTACCTCAGCAGTTGCAGGATATGTCTTTCTCTCCTGTTCTAATGTTGCTAATGCCTCTGGGCTTAATCTTTCGTACAAACTCATCTCTCTATTTTTTTGAATCTTGATATTTCCAATATGCTTGGCTTACTGCATCACTATCTACTCTTCCATAATCAGATAATGTAATCCAATTCACAAATAACTTTGCTTGTTCCTTCTTAGGGAAAAAGGCTATGGTTTTGCTTGTTCCCGCTCCGTAGAATACTGACCATTCTTTCTTACTGGTCTTGTAGTTAAATCTCTTGATAATATCCATATCTCTCTATCTTTTTAATGATAATCAAAGATATTAAAAAAGAATCTTAATAACCTAATCCTAATGGTTATTTTTTTTCATCAATGATCTCTCCACATTATTCTTATCAATCTCATACTCCAGAAATGTAAGAGCAGTTCTCAATGGTAACTCTGTTACTTCCTCAAATCTAAGGAGATTGCCTTTAGCAATTTGATATACGACTCCATACCATCCCCACTTTCTACTGAATTGGGATTGTGCATCATATCCTTCTTCTTCTCCTTCTCCAAAGATTTCAGGAAAGTTATTTGTAAGTCTGTCACGATACGATAAAAAAAAAGCAGACAACCCATAAAGATATCAGCACCTAAATCTTGAAAGCCTAATCCATTGTGCTTATCAGGATCATAATTCTCTATATCATGCCTACCAAACATCTTCTTTGTTATAGGTCTATACAATACCCCTAATATCTTCTCAGCCTCTTTGTAAGGCTCTTTCAGGTATGTATCTAGGTCTATGTATTCCCCTAATGATATATCCTCTAATTTGGGATGAAATCCATACTCCTTCCCATTGTATTGGAATGATTTAGTAAGTGCAGGTTTCTCAGATAATACTTCTCCTAGCTGATTCCTTATCTCATCCAGATCTTTCTTCTTCATACCCTCCTGCATATCTCCATCTAACCCACAGAAATAATACAGAGCCAACTGATCACCATTCTCCTCATCAGCATTTAATATAAACTCCTTATACTTCCCTAGCTTGATATCTCCTAGATGCTCAGGTATTGTAATCTTAACGGATTGTGTATCTCCCATAGTTAGGTTTGCTTAGTTTGTTGTATATACCATATCTCAATGCATCAATCAAGTGATTCCATTTATCCTCTGGCTTATTCAGGAGGTTTCCATTCTTATCCTCCATCCATTTATAATTCTCCATCTCCTTCATCAAGTTAGCCCCTAAGATATGTATTTTGTATCTCTTCAACATATCAATTCCTGCATTAACTGAATCTGTACCCTTTGCAGTAGGCTTGATATTCCATCCCATCCTATGCAATTCTTCAATACTCTTAGGCTCTGCTGAATCTCCATAGATCTCATCATATCTCCCTATCTCTAACTTCTTGAACTCTCTGTCTAGATCCTGATTAGTTAGCCTAGTAGAATATAGCAGTTCCTCAAAATACAGATTATTACCTTCCTGATAACATCCTACCAATGCACTAGGATCATTAGTGAATCCAAAGTCTAAACCAAATGATAGGAACTTAGCCTGATCAGGTATCTTCTGGATAGTTGTGAATTGGAATACCTGCGCTCTGTTTGTTCCTCTCTCTCCTAATCCATAAACCCTCCAATAATGCTCATCTGTTTCCTTCAGTCTCTCTATCTCCTGAATGATAGTATCATCTAGAAATGGATTATCTAGATAGGTTGTTTGATAGAAGTCTGCATCATCTCTTGGTATAACTCTATCATATATCCAATGGAATGTATCTGAGGGATTGTAATCCAGAATGATCCTGCCGTTAGTCCTGAATACGATTTGTTGCCAATCTTCAAAGGTGAGTTCATTAGCCTCATTCAAGAAAGCAAGATCTCTCTTCCTACCTCTAATCTTCTGAGGTTGATCCATAGATATAAACTCCACAAGATTCCCATTGAGTATGTATTCTGAATTGGATTTGTTATGCTTCTCCTCCTGATAGATTCCTGCTCCCTTCAGGATATCAAGAAAATCCCTCATCACAGAAGAGCGAACTGCAGGAAAGGTCTTTCTAGCTATTGTTATTGTCTTGCCCTCATGATTTGTGCAATAATAGAAAATGAGCCAAAGGAGAATATTGTATGTCTTTCCTGACCTTGTACCTCCCTGCTCAACTATGATCTTTTTATCTGATCTCTTTAGATGTCCATAGACCTTGTTAACTTGGATCTTGCTCATCCACTTCCTCTATCTGGAATGTCTTTAACCCCTCATGAGATATCTCCTGTCTCTCAACATATCCTCTCTTCTTTCCTTTAGTCTTTAGGTAGAAGATTGTTGAGGTTGGATTACCTCCCTTTATCTGTTGATGTAATTGTGATTCTGCGAAATCAAGTGCTACATTGGATATATCATCTACTGCTCTCTTATACTCAGGATCTTT